AGAAAGAAGAATTTTCTATATTGATGTAGGTAACCTTCCCAAGAATAAAGCGGAACAATATCTACGTGAGGTAATGGGTCGTTACAGGAATAAACTTGTATACGATGCAAACACTGGTGAGATTAAGGATGACAAGAAGTTCATGTCAATGCTTGAGGATTTCTGGTTACCACGTAGAGAAGGTGGTAGAGGAACAGAGATCTCTACATTACCTGGTGGACAGAACCTAGGTGAACTAGAAGACGTTAAGTATTTCCAGAAAAAGTTATACAAAGCGTTGAACGTACCATCATCAAGACTTGAAACTGAGACTACCTTTAACATCGGTCGTGCCGCAGAAATTACTCGTGATGAAGTTAAGTTTCAGAAATTTATTGCACGTTTACGCAAAAGATTTTCTGAACTTTTTATGGATCTTTTAAAGAGTCAGGTAGTTCTTAAAGGTATTGCAACTCTTGAAGAATGGGATGAGATGAAAACCCATATTCAATTTGATTATATCGCTGACAATTACTTTACTGAACTCAAGGAAATTGAAATCCGTAACGAGCGTATGAATCAAGTTAATCTTATGGATCCTTTTGTTGGTAAATATTTCTCTGTTGAATACATGCGTCGTCAAGTTCTTAAACAAACTACGGAAGAAATTAAAGAGATTGACAAACAAATTGATTCTGAAATGGATGCAGGTATCATACAAGATCCTGCCGAAGTAGCAGCAATGGAAGCTGGTGGTGCAGAGCAAGGTGGTGCTCCACCTGCAGAGGTGGCACCCAACGAATCCGCAGTTGATCCTGCAGATGCACGTAGGGGAGAAATTTAATCTACTAAATAATACTACAGTGGGAACTTATTATGCCTAGTGATATTTCACAACAAATCGTCAAACAGATCTTTGGTGATGATAAAGCACAAGCAATCGATTCAATTAACGATGCTTTGGGTGCTGCAACATATGATGCAATTCAAGCAAGAAAGGTTGAATTTGCAAAGAGTATGGGTTTTGAATTAGACGATACTGGTCAAGATGCTGCAGATGAAATTGCTGCTGATCTTGCTACAGATGATGCTGAACCAGAAACCGTAGAGGTGGATGGTCGCAAACCAGAAGATCCACCTGCTGATGAAACACCCACAGAGGAACCCGAAACTGATGAGGAACCAAGCGATGAGACTGATAGCTGAAGAAATTACTAACGTTGACTTTCTTTGTGAAGAGAAAGAAGGCAAGAAGAATTACTTTATCGAAGGTATCTTTTTACAAGCGGAACTTAAAAACCGCAATGGTAGAATGTATCCCCGTAATACATTAGCACGTGAAGTTGCTAAATATGATGAGTCTTACATCAAAACTGGTCGTGCTCTTGGGGAGTTAGGTCATCCTGACGGACCATCTATTAATTTAGATAGGGTTTCACATAAGATTCAATCTTTGAAAGAAGATGGAAATAACTTCATCGGTAGAGCAAAGATACTTGAAACGCCCATGGGTAAGATTGCTAAGAACCTTCTTGATGAAGGTGTAAAACTTGGTGTTTCTTCCAGAGGAATGGGTTCAATCAAGAAGGAATCTAATTGTAATGTTGTTTGTGATGATTTCATGCTTGCCACTGCTGCTGATATTGTAGCAGATCCTTCTGCACCTGATGCATTTGTTGATGGTATTATGGAAGGAAAGGAATGGGTTTGGGATAATGGCATTCTTAAAGAGTCTACTGTTGCCGAAATCAAACAAGAAATTGATCAAGCTACTCTAATAAATCTGCAGGAGCGTAAAGTCTCCGCGTTTGCAGCATTTTTAAAGAGTTTGTGATGTATAAATAAATAAAGACAACGCTAAAGCATAACGGAGTTCAAACAAATGGCTGAGACCTCACTCGATAAAGAGTTAGATAACATGGAAGAAGTGACCGAAGGTTCTAACGCAGTTACCAAAAACGCAAAACCTGGTGAAAAAATGGACACATCTAAGTCCAGTGATTCATTAGGTGGTAGTGGTAAGATGGTAGTTAGTGTCACCTCGGATTCCATGGAAGGTGCAAAAGGCACTAAAAACGCTGGTAAATCTGCTGCTAATTCAGTTAGCGTAGAAGGTTCGAAATCTCTTTCAACCAAACCCAGTGCTGCATCCGCAAAACAGGAGGACGTAGAAGATGACGGCGAAAAAGAAACAATCGCTGAAACCCAGTACGACTTTACTGAAGATGTTAACGCTCTTGTCGCTGGTGAAGAGCTCTCAGAAGAGTTCCGAGTAAAAGCAGCAACTATTTTTGAAGCGGCAGTAACCTCTAAGGTTAATACCGAAGTTGCAGCGTTGCAAGAGGCATATGAATCTGCCCTGACTGAAGAAGTTGAAAAGATTCAAACAAGTTTGGCCGAGAAGGTAGACGACTATCTCACTTATGCCGCCGAAAACTGGATGAAGGAGAATGCTCTCCAGATCGAGCACGGCATTAAGACCGAGATGGCAGAGTCGTTCTTCAACGGTCTAAAAGGTCTCTTCTTAGAGCACAACTTTACCGTGCCTGAGGAGAAATTCAACCTGCTTGATGGTATGGCAGGTGAGTTAGATGATATGGAAGCTAAACTCAACGAGCAAATCGATTCTAATGTTGCTTTGAACAAGCGTATTGGAGAGTTTGTTAAAATGGAAATTGTGAACGAATGTGCAGTGGGACTCGCTGAGACCCAAAAAGAGAAGCTTGCTTCTCTCGCAGAGGGTGTTGAGTTTGAAACTGAAGAAGACTTTAGAAATAAGGTCAATACGATCAAGGAATCATATTTCACTAGGAAGGCTGAAGTTGCTGAATCAGCAACAGAACCCACCGAAGAAAGTTCTGAACCCCTTGTCGAAAGTACAACAAGCGGCACTATGTCTAGGTACGTAGATGCAATCGCTCGTTGGTCCAAATAATTAATAATTAACTACTTACTTTTAGAGAGATAAAAATGTCTTTACAAAAACTCCAAGAGAAGTGGGCACCCGTTCTGAATCACGAAGCTCTTCCAGAGATTGCAGATTCACATAAGCGTGGCGTTGTCGCACAACTCTTAGAAAACCAAGAAAAAGCACAAGTTGAAGAATCACAGATTCTTACAGAAACACTCCAAACCACAGGTTTCACTGCTAGTGATACAGCAACTGGTGCTACTGCAGGTTTTGACCCAGTTCTGATTTCATTGATCAGACGTTCAATGCCTCAACTAATTGCATATGATATCGCTGGCGTTCAGCCAATGACTGGTCCTACTGGACTTATCTTTGCAATGAGAACTAACTATGGTTCCGAGCGTAGACCTGCTGAGTCTGGATACGACGAAGCATTCTTCGATGAGCCTAACGCTGGTTTCTCTGGTGGCGGTGGTACTTCTTACGATCCTGGTGCCTCATCTTCTGCCAACAACGATGCTGAGGGTACAAACCCTGGTCTTCTTAACGATTCACCTGCTGGAACTTACGAGTTGACTGGTGACGCTAAGGGAATGACAACAGCTACTGTTGAAGGTCTTGACGATGCTACTTCAGGCAGCGAGTTCCGCGAGATGGGATTCTCCATTGAGAAGGTAACTGTTACTGCTAGAGCTCGTGCGTTAAAGGCAGAGTACAGTATTGAGCTTGCTCAGGACTTGAAAGCAATTCATGGTCTTGATGCCGAGCAAGAGTTAAGCAACATTCTCTCAACAGAGATCCTTGCTGAAATCAACAGAGAAGTTGTTAGAACTATCTACACAAACGCTGTTGCTGGTGCTCAAAACAATACTGCTAACGCTGGTATCTTTGACCTTGACGTTGACTCAAATGGTAGATGGTCAGTTGAGAAATTCAAAGGACTTCTATTCCAAATCGAAAGAGACTCTAACGCTATCGGGCAGCAAACTCGTCGCGGGAAGGGCAACATCCTCATCTGCTCTGCTGATGTGGCTTCTGCTCTTGGAATGGCTGGTGTTCTAGATTACACACCTGCTTTACAGGGTAACAACGCTCTTACTAATGTAGACGATACTTCTTCTACTCTCGTTGGTACTCTTAACGGAAAGATCAAGGTTTACGTTGATCCATATTCTGCTAACGTAAGTGACAAGCACTTCTATGTTGCTGGTTACAAAGGAACTTCTCCTTATGACGCTGGATTGTTCTATTGCCCATATGTACCTCTACAGCAGGTCAGAGCAATTAATCCTAACACCTTCCAGCCAAAAATTGGATTTAAGACTCGTTACGGAATGGTTTCTAACCCATTCTCAGGTGGTCTTACTCAAGGTTCTGGTGCTCTTACAGCAAATGCTAACAAGTACTACAGACGTGTACAAGTTGCAAACCTAATGTAATTCCAATTACATACAATTTAAAGAGACCCCAAAAGGGTCTCTTTTTTTATACTAAATTAAAGATGAAAGGTTACACTAAAGAAGATATAAAAAGAATCTTAGGATCATCTTGGCCAACTGTTGATCCAAACCATGAGACTGGTAATCAGATGTGAAAGAGAAAGGGTAGAGAGATGAGGGAAGGGAAGAGACCTTACCCTACATACCCATCAGCAGAGTCAAGAGCAAAGTTACCTAACTTTGATGAGAATGGTAAATACATCTATCCACCAAATTCAGGTTTCAGGTATACAGAGTGGTTGAGAGATAATCCCAACTCTGCAGAAGCAAGTGTATACGGTAGTAAGGTGTCTTAGTAGGCATTTATTTTTGTTAAATCCCACACATAGTCATTATAAATAGTACCAGTCAGGGAAACCTACACGTATGAGGCAAGAGAGATGCACTGAAACTTCTCTATATCATGAGTTAAGTTAAAGGAGGACAAGAATGCATAACATCGTTTCGTATAACAACATGGCATCATGGAATCATAGTTACGGCAACTATGCCATTAGTCAAGACGACCAAAAGTTAGATGATTACTATGAATGTCTGATCGAATGCGAAGCAGATCAACCAAGTTGTAAACGAATCTGTAAAGAGATTCTCTACTAAAGACAATAGAAAACACTAAAGAAGACTCTCAAGGAAGCTGACGCAGCAGGGGGTCTTTCTTTATGCACCTAAATATTATTGGAACAAGAATAGTCTAATGGCAAACTGGTACGAAGACCAATTAACAAATAGAAACTTTCTGTCTCCGATAGGATTTTTGTTCCTTTTGGATAAGGCTAGGAAAGTATCTTTCTTGTGTCAGAAAGCAGAAATCCCTACGGTGCAGTTAGGGCAAGTTGAAATTCCAACTAGAGGTATGGTTCCTATCCCAGTTGAAGGGAACATGCGTTATAGTGAATTTACTATGGAATTTATTGTTGATGAAGATCTAAGAAATTATATGCAGATTCATAACTGGATGAGAGCATTAGGAACTCCTCAGGAATTCAAAGAGAGAAAAGTTTGGAAAGATAAATTTGCGGAAAGTCCGTCAGAAGATCCTAGATTTTCAGATGCTACACTACAGGTATTAAACAATAATAACATTGCGAATTTCGATGTTGTATTCAAGGATATGTTTCCTGTAAGTTTATCATCATTACCATTTGATGTTACTGGTGGTGATAATGATTACTTTACTTCAACAGCAACATTTAGATATACACTTTACGAAATTAGAAATAAAAACTCACAAACAAGAAGATAATCTATGCTCTTTCCTACATTATGTGTTGATAATTTTTTCAACAGTCCTGATAAAGCATTGCAGTTTGCAAAAGAATGTCCTATGGAAAGGACAAATACTAGACCAGGAACTAGAAGTCCTTGTTTGTCTACGGTAAATTTTAATTTTTATAATTATGTAAATACAAAATTACTTAGAATTTTTTATCCGAAAAAGAATTTTCTTTATAATGCAAGCACACACTTTCAATCAACCTTTCCTGATGACAATACACTAGATGGTTGGGTTCATCAAGATGATGACGTCATGCTTACTGGTATTATA